TAGCCGCACTTGCTTCAATTGGTGCTACTCCAACTGCAGGTAAGGATGTGCCGAAAAAATGATTGACTACAAATATAATGAACCTGCTCTGTTGCAAGAACTAACAGAGTACATTGACAAGACATACGGTGAGCATTACTCCAGAGATAAATTTCAGGCTACAGAATTTATCATTGATGGTGGACATGGTGAAGGCTTCTGCATTGGAAACATTCTGAAGTATGCTCAACGCTATGGTAAAAAAGATGGGCGCAATCGTAAAGACTTGCTTAAAGTATTACACTATGCTATGATTATGTTATATGTTCATGACTTAAATGAGGGAAAAAATGATGAAACTAAGCGAAAATACAATCAATATCCTGAAGAACTTCTCTTCGATAAATCCGGGTCTGTCAGTTAAACCTGGTCAAACACTTCGTACAATCTCTAAGCAACAAAACGTACTTGCGAAAGCAACCGTCACTGAGAACTTCTCAGATGAAATGGTCATCTTTGATTTGAATCGGTTTCTTGGTGTTGTCACATCATTAGATGATCCAGATATCAGTCTGTCTGGAAAGAAACTCAAGATCAAAGCTGGCGGCAATGAAACACTCTATGGTCTTTCTGACGAATCCATGATCATTGCACCACCAGCAAAAGACTTAAAAGTAGAAAACGCCGAAGTGAATTTTACACTGACAAAAGAGAGTCTTTCACAAGTTTTAAAGATTGCTGGTGTGATGGGTCTATCAAACATTGCAGTGATTGGTAACGGCAAGAAAATTACTTTCGTTACTTTGAATGCGGTAGACAGTGAGAGTGATACATTTTCTATTGAAGTTGATGCATCCAAAGCAAAGTTCAAATTCATCTTCACTACAGAGAATTTGAAGATGATCCCAGGCAATTACACTGTAGCAATTTCTTCTAAGGGTATTGCATACTTTAAGAACAACTCTGATCCAATTGAATATTGGATTGCAACTGAAGCTGGTTCTTCTTACGAGGGCGAATAATGAGTAATGTGACACTACCATCATCTCCAGATGATCGTAAAAAAATCATGAGTGCGATTCAAGAAATTTCAAATTCATTGACTCGCATTGAAGCCGAGCGTGATCTGATCAAAGAGATTCTTTCCGATGTAGAAGATAAGTTTGAATTGCCTAAGAAGTATACAAGAAAAGTGGCAAAAATTTACCACAAGCAAAACTTTAAAGAAGTTCAAGCAGAGCAAGAAGAACTTGAAACAATTTATGAGACTGTAACAAAAGTCTAACATTGTCTTGCACTCTAACATTGATTATGTTAGAATATATTTTTTATGTTATGAATGGAGTGAATCATGCTACAAGACTTTTTGTGGGTAGAAAAGTATCGTCCTAAAACTGTAGAAGAAACTATTCTTCCAGCAGACCTTAAAGAAACTTTTCAGAAGTTCGTTGATCAGAAAAACATTCCAAATCTAATTCTTTCGGGCGGTCCTGGCGTTGGTAAGACTACCATCGCTCGGGCTATGCTTGAAGAACTGAAGTGTAACTACATTGTGATCAACGGCAGTATGAATGGCAACATTGATACTCTTCGCAATGAAATTAAAAACTTTGCATCAAGTGTTTCATTTTCTGGTGATCGTAAGTATGTCATACTTGATGAAGCAGACTATCTGAATCCTCAGAGTACTCAACCAGCATTAAGAAACTTCATGGAAGAGTTTTCTGCGAACTGCGGTTTCATTCTTACATGTAATTTTGTCAATCGCATCATTGAGCCTTTGCACTCTAGATGCTCAGTCATTCAATTTAAAATCGGCACAAAAGACAAACCAAAACTCGCTTCTCAGTTTTTGAAGCGTTTGGTTACAATTTTGCAAAGTGAAAAAATTGAGTATGAAAATCGTGTTCTAGCCGAACTCATTATGAAGTTCTTTCCTGACTGGCGTAGAGTGTTAAATGAAGTTCAGAGGTATTCTGCGTCTGGTAAAATTGATGTCGGCATTCTTTCAAACATGTCAGATGATTCCATCAAGTCTTTGCTTTCGTATTTGAAAGATAAAGATTTTGGCAAGATGCGTAAGTGGGTTGCAGAGAATCTAGACAATGATCCAGCAGTGATCTTTCGCAGACTCTTTGATGGTTGTGTTGACTTCTTTACACCACAATCTATTCCGCAATTGGTTGTTCTTCTTGGTGAGTATCAATACAAGTCTGCATTTGTTGTAGACCAAGAAATTAATTTCGTTTCTTTTTTGACTGAAGTTATGGCAGAGTGTGAGGTTAAATGATGTTAACCGAAAAACAAAGAATAGAATTGATTGGTACTTTGGGTGAAGAGATTGTAGACAAAGTTCTGAAAGAAGCTGGATTTGATGTAAGAAAATCCGAAGACAAATACGATTCAGAAAAAGACTTTACTGTAGAAAATTTAAAAGTAGAAGTTAAAACAGTTGTGCCTTGGTTTACGGAAAACGCACTGACAATTGATGCACATCAGTACAAAAAGTGTTATAATGCAGACTATGTAATTTTTGTGTGTGTGCCTTCAAAAGGACTAACCAATCTAAGTACAAGCAAGTATGATGGAAACATTTATGTAATTAATCCAAAAGAAGTGCGGTGGAGAACAAAAGAAACAAACAATGGTCTACCAAAATGTCTAGTCAGCATCAATCAGCCTGGTGTGAAACTCTGTCACAAAATTACAGATTCAAAAGTTTTGAATCGTATGCGATCTTTGACTACGAGTAAATCATGACACCGTTTGACTTCATTAACGCAATTAGTCAATCAAAAGAGAATTTAATTGTAGATTCTTTAACAGAGAAAGAATACGTTCCCTTTGTCGTAAACAAAGGTTTGTCATACTTTCCTGACACTGTTCTTTATGCAAATGAGATGAACCGCTTACATCTTCTTGATAACAAATCACAATTTTGTTATTTACTAAATAGCCTACGACCACGAAAGCGTTTTAGCAAGTGGTTTAAAAGCGAGTTGGAAGAGGATGTAAAACTCATTTCGGAAGCATATGGCTACAGTCATGCAAAAGCAAGACAAGTCGCAAGTCTATTTACTCCTGACCAACTTAATATCATGAGAGAAAAACTACAAAAAGGTGGTATTAAAACCAAGGAGAAAAAGAATGTCAATTGAAATTGAAGATTTGCTAGAAGTAAGACTAAAGAGTGAAGATGATTTTTTAAAAGTCAAAGAAACGCTCACAAGAATTGGTGTAGCGTCCAGAAAAGATAAAACTCTCTACCAGTCTTGCCATATTTTACATAAGCGGGGTAAGTACTATATCGTTCATTTTAAAGAACTCTTTGCACTTGATGGCAAGTCTACAGACTTTGAAGACAACGATTTGGCTAGAAGAAATACCATCGCAAAACTATTGCAAGAGTGGGGTCTCGTTGAAATCGTTCGTGAAGGTCAAGCCGAGCAACCAGTCGCACCTTTATCACAGATTAAGATCATTTCCTATCGTGAAAAAGATGAGTGGGAATTGATGGCAAAATATAACATAGGGAAAAAGAGAGAATCTTACTAAGATATGGATTTTGAGATTGAACTTCTCCATTTGTTTTTGACACCTTTGTATGTTTCTAAAATAAAACCTATAGAGGAAGAAGAATTTAAATTCATAGAAAATCTTGAATATGAAGTAATGTTTTCTGGAAATGGGAAATACACTAAAAACAAATATATTTTAGAGTGTGATGAACTTTCAAGAATTAAAAAAGAAGTGCAATTTCATGTTGATTTATTTTCTAAAGATATATTAGAAGTTTCTTCAAATATAAATTTTCATATGACAAATTCTTGGTCAGTTCTTCATGAACCAAGAGATTGGGGTCAGATGCATATGCATACCAATTCTTTGATAAGCGGTGTGCTTTACACGAAAGTTTCTGAAGATAGTGGTAACATTGTCTTTCATCGAAATAGTTTAAATAGTATTTTTCCAACTGCATTGGATCTTGAGTATAATCAAAAAAATATTTTAAATGCTAGAACTTGGTCGATCAAGCCAGAAAACAACATGATTGTTTTGTTTCCATCACACGTTCTTCATTCAATAGATGAAAATAAGTCTGATCAGAATAGATACTCGTTAGCATTTAATTTCTTTATCAAAGGTCATTTAGGAAAAGATGAATTTGAATTAGATTTACCGTAAGAGTCTCTTGCAATACCTAAAGTAATCTGTTACAATTTAAAAATCTCGAAAGAGAGTGGCGCTGAGAAATCAGCATTTGTTTATAAACTTAGTGAGGTAAATTATGGCATTTGTAAAATCTGAAAAATCCCAAAACGAACTTCTTGTCAGGTTTCTTCGTGGCAAGAATCGTACAATCTCTGCTCCACAAGCAGAAGCACTTTTCGGCATCAAGAATTTGAGCGCACGAATGAGTGAATTGCGTCAGGCAGGCTACCGTGTTCGTGTCGTAGAGAACACTGAAGGCAAGACTGCCTACAAAATTCCTCGCAGAATGGTCTGGCAAAAAGATTAATTTTTTATAAATAAGAATGCTATGCTCTTCGGGGGTAGCATTCTTATTCTTTTAACTCGCTTAATTTAAGGAGAACTACTATGACTCTATTACCTTCTGTTTTTGGAAAAGACTTTGACAAACTTTTCGTAGGCTTTGATGATACATACGACCGCATCGTAAAGATGCACGATGATCTAACAAAAAACATTCCGAACTACCCTCCATACAACATTCGTAAAATAAATGACAATTACTATGTCATTGAGATTGCCGTTGCTGGTTTCTCAAGATCAGAGATTGAAGTTGAATTTGCTGATGACAAATTGACTGTACGAGGAAATGCTCAGGATGACAATGATGCGACCAATTGGCTCTACAAAGGAATTGCTACTCGCAATTTCACACGCACATTTGCACTTGATGACAAGATTGAAATCAAGGGTGCAGCCATGATCAACGGTATGCTTAAAATTGCTTTGGAAAAAATTATTCCAGAGCATAAGAAACCAAAAAAAATTGAAGTAAGTGATGAACCTTCTACAGTCTCAGAGTTTGCCTCTAAGAATAAGCCTCAATTTCTTACGGAGAACTCAGATGAAGATATTAAGTAAAATTTGGAATTGGTTGATTGAAGTCGTTGAAGACATGCAACGCATTCGTATGCAACAAGCTGAACAATATCTAGCACGATCAACAGATCATGCCGATCTTGAAAGAAGACAACAAGAACTTACAAGAAAAGGTGTGCTATGAATTGGTGGCCTGTCACAGATGAAGAATGGGAACGACTAAACTTCCCTAAGTAAGTCATGGAGGCGCAAGCCTCCATGTTCACATTATAAGGAAACAAAATGGATAGTTTGAGAATTTTAAAATTGATTACTGGTGAAGAGATTGTCGGTGAACTTAAAGATGGAACTGATGACTCAGTGCGAATTGAGAATCCATGCATTCTTGGAATTGGTATGGCATCAAATGGCAAAGCATCTTTGCAAATGCAACCGATGCTTTTGTTTTCTGAACAAAAAGTGGTAGAACTTAAAAAGAATCACATTCTATATACAGTTTCGGTTGCAACTGAAATCAAAAACAAGTATAATGAGATTTACGGCTCAGGTATCGTAGTCGCAAAATCTTCTCTTATTACTTGATATGAAATTTTATACAAACTTTGTTCGCATTGGGAACTTTATTCACGTTAGAGGTTACAATAACGGAAAGCGATTTGTTGAAAAGATAGATTACAATCCAACACTGTATCTCCCATCACAGAAACCAACAAAGTATCGTACACTTGATGGCGCTTATGTTGCACCAGTGCATCAAGGTACGATGCGTGATGCTGGAGATTTCATTCGTCAGTACGAAGATGTATCCAACTTTAAATTCTATGGTTCAACCAACTATGCTTATGTCTGCATCAATGAAACCTATCAAGGTAGAATTGATTATGATCAATCACTAATTCGTATTGCAAACATAGACATTGAGGTTGGGTCAGAGAATGGCTTTCCTGAACCAGCAAGCGCAAGCGAACCAATCACTGCAATCACAGTAGAGATCAACAAACATTTCAATGTGTTTGGTTGCGGTAAGTATGATAATCAACGTGATGATGTAACGTATACACAATGCAGAGATGAGAATCATTTGATTGAAACATTTTTGCATTTCTGGCGCATGAGTGATCCAGATGTGATCACTGGTTGGAACATTAAATACTTTGACATTCCTTATTTGTATAATCGCATTCATCGTTTGTTTGATGAGAAAGTTGCGAATCGTTTGTCGCCACTTGGTATGACCGAACAAAGAGAGATCAACGCAGATGGTGTTGTTGATCTGCATGGTCTTGCAAGTCTTGATTATCTAGAACTCTACAAGAAGTTTACTTACACTCAACAAGAATCATATCGGTTAGATCAAATTGCTTTTGTTGAACTCGGTGAAAGAAAGTTAAACTATTCCGAGTATGAGAATCTTCACGAACTGTACAGACTCAATTATCAAAAATTTATTGAGTATAACATTCGTGACGTAGAAATTGTTTCACGAATTGAAGACAAGATGAAACTCATTGAGATGGCATTTGCTCTTGCATATGATGCGAAAGTAAACTACCCAGATGTGTTCACACAGGTTCGCATGTGGGATTGTTTGACTCACAATTATCTCATGGACAAAGGCATTGTCGTTCCTCAAAAAACAAATCAATCAAAGAATGAGCAGTATGCTGGTGCTTATGTAAAAGATCCAATTGTTGGAATGCATGAGTGGGTTGTTTCATTTGACCTAAACTCTCTGTATCCGCACTTGATGATGCAGTATAACATCTCACCAGAAACAATTGTTGAAGGCAAGCACATTCAAATGTCTGTTGATGATTTTCTTGAAGGCTATCATGAACCAGAACGTGAACATTGTCTAGCGGCTAATGGTCATTATTTTCGCAAAGATGTGCGTGGCTTTCTGCCTGAAATGATGGGACGTATGTATGCTGATCGTGTTTTGTATAAAAGAAAAATGCTTGAAGCACAACAAGAATATGAGAAAACGAAGAACAAAGAATTGTTGAAAGACATTTCAAAATACAAAAACATTCAGATGGCAAAGAAGATTCAATTGAACTCCGCTTATGGTGCAATTGGTAATCAATACTTCCGCTTCTATGATATTCGTCAAGCAGAAGCAATTACACTCTCTGGTCAGTTGTCTATTCGTTGGATCGGCGAACGACTAAATGAGTACATGAACAAAATTTTAAAGACTGAAGATATAGATTATGTCATTGCTTCAGACACAGATTCAGTCTATCTGAACTTTGGTCCACTCATAAAGAAAGTTTGTGGTGACAAGTCAAAAGAAGAGATTGTAAACTTTCTTGACAAAGCATGTGGTAAGATTGAGAACTTTATTGATAACTCTTACGATGATCTTGCACAAATGATGAATGCTTACGAACAGAAAATGGAAATGAAACGTGAAGTCATTGCAGACAAAGGTATCTGGACTGCAAAGAAACGTTACATTCTCAACGTCTGGGATTCAGAAGGTGTTCGTTATGCTGAACCAAAACTCAAGATCATGGGTATTGAAGCAGTCAAGTCTTCTACACCAATGGCATGTAGAGAAAAGATTAAGACTGCGATGAAAATTGTAATGACTGGAACTCAAGCAGAGTTTCAAAAGTTTATTGCAGAATTCAAAGAAGAATTTAAACAATTGGCATTTGAAGACATTGCATTCCCAAGAAGCGTTTCTGATCTGAATAAATATAAAAGTTCAATTGGCATATACGCTAAAGGAACTCCAATTCATGTGCGTGGTGCAATTCTCTTCAATCATCTAATTGAGAAAAACAAATTGCAGAAGAAGTATCAGATGATACGAGATGGCGACAAGATTAAATTCTGCTACATGAAAGTGCCTAATCCAATTCAAGAAAATATTTTTTCAATATTGAATGTTCTTCCAAAAGAATTAAAACTTGAGAAGTATGTTGACTATGAAACTCAATTTGAAAAAGCATATCTTGATCCGCTCCGAACAATTGTACAGACGATTGGTTGGACTACCGAACAACGATCATCATTGGGAAGTTTTTTCACATGACAAGAAACATACCACCAGAATACTTAGCATTTCGCAATGAAAACGATTTTGGCTTTAGCGCAGTTGATGAAGCCGAAGTGACTCATGTTACAGATGAGAACACACTTGAAACCAAAATCATTCGTGAGAGTGCGACTGCATCTGCTGAAGGCGTACAAAGACTTGAGCAAAAGATAGACACAATTTTAAATCTTTACAACGAAGGCAAACTTGGTCTTGATGCTGAAAAAGAAAAATTAGAGTCTGAAGTAAAGAGTAGACTCGTTGAACTTGAACAGTTGATCATGCCGTTGCTTGTCAATCTTATGAAGAATCCAGACAAAGAATATATCTACTGGCCTAATCGTAAAGACAAGATACAAGAGCAGATTGATCGTGTATTAAAACTCACACGAGGATAGAATGATATTTGGAATAATTGTTTTATTGTGTGCATTGTTCATTTCTGCAATTGCGGCATGGTACTCAATTTTAGGATTGATTGCAATTTTTGCAGCCAGTCCTTTACCCATTGCACTGATGGGTGGTGGACTTGAAGCTGGCAAGTTGATTGCCGCATCTTGGTTGTACAAGAACTGGAAAGAAGCACCAAAATTTTTAAAGTACTATTTGACATTTGCAGTTGTTGTTCTCATGTTCATCACATCACTAGGTATCTTTGGCTTTCTGTCAAAAGCACACATAGATTCAAACATCAATGTCGGCGACACTTCAATTCAATTAAAAGTATTAGAACAGAAAGAGCAAATCACAAAAGACAGACTTGATTATCTGATGAAGAAAGCTGGAGATGATCCAGAAAGAATCTCAAGAGCAACAGATCGTGCCATACAAGCGACACAAGATGAACTGATTGCAATTCAAAAAGAAAAGTTGCCACTACTCAAAGAACAGAATGCATTGCTTGCTGAAGTTGGTCCACTCAAGTACATAGCAGAATTTATTTATGGTAAAGAAGCAGAAAACCACTTTGATTCCGCAGTGAGATTTGTTATAATACTACTCATATTCGTATTTGATCCTTTAGCAGTTCTACTTGTCATTGCCGCTAACTATACTTTGCGAATAGAGTATCTTACAAAACTACCTGTACCAGAGAATGATGTACCAGTCAGTCGTAAGATACCAGAAGAAGAAGTGCTAAAGAAGAAAAAGAAAATTGATCTAACGTCATTGGGTCCAATTCCAATGTCAAAAGAAGAAGTAGAAAAAAAGACAAACTTATTTGAAAGAGAATAATGAAATACGAAATCTTTTATGATCCAGTTGCTCATATTGTCATTGATAATTTTTTTAATGATGAAGAATATTCACTACTTTTTGATTCAATAGAAAAAGTTGAAGAAAAAATGCACTTGGGTACGTTTCAACAAATATCATATTTGAATGGAAAGCAAAAGCAAATTAAAGATTTATTTTTAAAAAATAATTTTAATCTTTGGCCAGACGAAAATTCTTCAATAGAAGAATCTATAATTTTGAACTTAGTAAAAAATAAAATATTCTCAGTTGAAATGAAAAAAATTTATGTGTCTGTTCAAGATAGTACATTTCAATATTTTCATTTTGCAAATGTAGGTAGTATTTTATTATCGAAATATAAAAAAGGCGGATTTTATGATTGGCACTACGACACATCAGCAAGCGTTACTGGCAATATATTACTATCAAAAGATGATGTGATTGGTGGTAATTTTTTAATGAAAAGCGTCCACGGCAAAGTAAAAGAAGTAAAATTTAAAACCAATCGGTGTTTACTTTTTCCAGCTTTGTGTGTACACAAAGTAACTGAAGTTAAAAATGAATGTAATCGATATTCTATACAATGTTTTTCGTCAATAAACTTAGAAAAATAAGGAAATAAAATGAGTAATTTTTTTAATGATCTTGTGGAGCAATTGAAAGATGAAGATACTACAATTCTTGCTGATGGCACTGCTAGTGCTGAATTTACTGGTTGTATCGATACTGGTTCTCTTGCTCTTAACGCCCTCCTCAGCGGAAGTATATATGGAGGAGTGCCCAACAACAAAGTTACCGCCTTTGCAGGAGAATCGGCCACGGGCAAAACATTTTTCGTCCTTGGCGTAGTCAAGAAATTTCTTGATGACAATCCAGAAGGTGGTGTAATTTACTTTGACACTGAAGCCGCAGTGACACGCCAGATGATGGAATCTCGCGGTGTTGACACAAAGCGAGTTGTAATCTCTGAACCAGATACAATTCAAAAGTTTCGTCATACTGCATTGCAGATCATTGACAAATACTCTTCACAACCAGAAGCAAAGCGCAAGCCAATGATGATGGTTCTTGATTCTCTTGGTCAGTTGTCTTCTACGAAAGAAATGGAAGACAGTGCTGAAGGGAAAGAAACAAGAGACATGACCAAGTCACAAATTCTCAAAGCGACATTTCGTGTGTTGAATTTGAAACTTGCACGAATTGGTGTGCCGCTACTTGTGACGAACCATGTGTACGATGTGGTTGGTGCATACATTCCAACAAAAGAAATGTCTGGTGGCTCTGGTCTAAAGTATACTGCATCCACAATCGTCATGCTTTCAAAGAAGAAAGATAAAGACGGTACTGAAGTTGTAGGTAATATCATCAAAGCAAAACTACAGAAGAGTCGCTTTACAAAAGAAAACTCTATGGTTGAGATTCGTTTAACATATAGTAAAGGTCTAGATCGTTACTATGGTCTGCTTGACATTGCAGAGAAATACAACATCATCAAAAAAGTTTCTACTCGCTATGAACTACCAGATGGCACAAAAGTGTTTGGTAAGAATATCAATGAAGAACCAGAAAAGTATTTTACAAAAGAAGTCCTTGATCAAATTGACGAAGCATGTAAGAAAGAGTTTTTGTATGGTCAAGATGGCATAGGTTCTATTGAAGAGAAAGAAATTAATGAAGTTGAGTGATTTTGTAGATGATCAAATTATCGTAATTGACGATTTACTTTCATCAGACGATGTTGATGGCATTCGAAGTGTGATGTTGCATAGACATTTTCCATGGCATCTTAGTGATGCAAACTACACATGCGATAAAGAAAAATTTAATCTTCACGCTGATGAAAACACATACGAAAATTATCAATTCATACATGTATTTTTTGATGGAAAAACCGAAACATCAACTCCGTATTTTAGAATTATAGACTGTATCTTAACTGCGCTTACTACTAAGTATAAAAAGAACTTTTCTGTTAATAGAATTAAAGCAAATTTACAAACAAATCAACATACAAATTTAAAATATAACACTCCACATAGAGACATTGAAGATAAAGATCACATTATTATTTTGTATTATGTAAATGATTCAGATTCAAAAACATTTATATTTGAAAATGAAGAAAAACCTTGGAAAATAAAACAAGAAATTGAGTGTAAAGCTGGACGTGTTATAATTTTTAATGGAAAACATTTTCATACTGGGATGCATCCTAAAAAATCTAATTTTAAAGTAGTAATTAATTTTAATGTAGTTGAAATGGAGAATCTTGAAAATGAAACTGAATAAAGACTATGTTGTAACGCAAAACGATGTCAAGTATGGGAACTACGATGTGCTTGCATCACTTAAAATTACCACTGGACCATTCAAAGATGTGGAATTTCATTTTGGAGAAGTTCATATCAATGAAGATGAAGCAAATAATCATTGCTCTTTGTCATTCAACTATGATATAATTAGTGATCACAAAGGTTTAGATAAGTCGGAAGAGTTTGAGTCTACACTTGAACTCATTATGAATGACATACTAATGGAAGCACTTACAGCCGCAGAAGAAAGATATAAGAATGAACTTAGAGAAAAAAATACTGAAGCACCTAATTCATGATGAAGAGTATACAAGAAAAGTTTTACCTTTCATAAAGAGCGAGTATTTTTCAGATCAATCAGAGAAAACTTTATTTGAGCAGATTCAACAGTATGTGACAAAGTACAATACGATGCCTTCAAAAGAGGCTCTTGAAATTGAAATTGACAATCGTGTAAATCTTACTGACGAACAACACAAGACTACACTTAAACTGATTCATGATGTATCAACAGAAGAGAATGCAAAAGACACACAATGGTTGATTGATGAGACTGAAACTTTTTGTCAAGAAAAAGCAATCTACAATGGCATCATGCGTAGCATTCAGATTCTTGACAATAAAAATACAAAAGAAGTATTAGACAAAGGTTCTATTCCAACAATTCTTGCTGATGCACTTTCTGTTTCTTTTGATCATCATGTTGGTCACGACTTTCTTGATGATGCAGAGAATCGCTATGAATTCTATCATCGTGTTGAAAGAAGAATTCCATTTGATCTAGACTATCTCAATCGCATTACAAAGAATGGTCTACCAGAAAAATCTTTGAACATCGTATTGGCAGGTACGGGTGTTGGTAAATCTTTGTTCATGTGTCACTGTGCCGCAGCCAATCTTTCAATTGGCAAGAACGTATTGTACATTACACTTGAAATGGCTGAAGAAAGAATTGCAGAGAGAATTGATGCGAATCTAATGAACATTGAGGTAGATCGTTTGATTGCTCTACCAAAAGAAGCATATCTAAAGAAAGTAGAACGCATTCGTGAAAAGACAACTGGTAAATTGATCATCAAAGAATATCCAACTGCATCTGCAAATGCCAATCACTTCAAGCATCTATTGAATGAACTCAAATTGAAAAGACAGTTCATACCAGACATCATCTACATTGACTATCTGAATATTTGCTCTTCGGCACGAATAAGACATGGCAACAATGTAAACTCATACACTTACATTAAAGCAATTGCTGAAGAACTTCGTGGACTTGCAGTTGAGTTTCGTTTGCCTGTCGTATCTGCTACACAGACAACAAGAAGTGGTTATTCAAATTCAGACGTTGATCTAACAGATACTTCAGAATCGTTTGGTTTGCCAGCAACAGCCGATCTAATGTTTGCATTGATATCTACTGAGGAACTTGAGGATCTCAATCAGATCATGGTCAAGCAGTTGAAGAATCGCTACAATGACCCAACAACCAATAAGCGATTTGTCATTGGCGTTGATCGTGCAAAGATGAAACTCTATGACGTTGAACAAGTGGCCCAAGATGGATTGCTTGATTCTGGACAGACGGACGAGCCAGTCTTTGACAAGTCAGAATTTGGTAAACGAGATAAGAAGTCGCACAAGTATGATGGATTCAAAATATGATTTCATAATGTGAAATACTGTATAAAAATACAGTCTTGACATTCCACTTTTCTTGATGTATAATGAACGTATAAATGAGGAATTTACCATGAAAAAACGTGAAATGAAAGAGCTGGTGTCAACCCTTTCAGTCGTTGAGATTGAAAAGTTACTAAATATACTTGCAACAGAAATGCGTGAGAGGTATAGTCAAGAAAACCCAAATCAAGAGTTGTACACCATAAATGACCTAGAACAAATGGAACCCTATTCTGAACTAGCACATTGAGGTAAAAAAATGAAAATCGCAGTCTGGACAAAAAATCTAGCAGTAATATCTGAGACTGAGAAGAAAATCATCAAGCAGGCAGCCGAATTCTATGCAAATATTTTGTTTTCGCCTCGGACTGTCAAAAGTCTAGATTTAACAATCAATGTTGTAGATGGTCTTGATAAAGATCAAAAGGTGCTTGGGTTCGCAAGCCCGAGAGACTCCGCAGATGATCGAAGACCAAGAGAATTTGTTATTGACTTAGATCGTCAAAAGAAGTTAAAATCTATACTGAAATGCTTGGCGCACGAAATGGCACATGTCAAGCAGTATGCAAAAGGTGAACTCAAGTTTCATGAAACCAATGATCTGGTTACTTTTAAAAAAGAAAGATATGTAGACGATGATTATTGGCTTTCTCCGTGGGAAGTAGAAGCATGTGGTTACGAAATCTGTCTGTTTCAGAAATTTTATCCAACTTATAGAAATCTACTTAAGAAACTTAAGAAAGCAAAAATGTGATAATACATACTCATCAGAAAAGCAAAAAGCGCAAGCCATCTGCAAAAGAGCGAGAACTAGTCGCTGAGTGGAATGCAATCGTAAACAAATATACAATGAAAACGACAAAACCAACAAGTAAACACAATAAAAACGACAAATACATGCCGAAAGCAGTCTCTAACTACAGAAAAAACGACATTCCAAGTCGTGACACTGGATACTACAATACTTTTCGCAAGCCAGATCAATTTTACACTGGCTCAAATATGGTAGGCATCGGCACACTTCACAAGTCAAATGCAGTTCCAATCTTCACTGAAGAAGAAGCAAAAGACCAAGCGACAATGCGCCGATAGTCCACGCATAGCATTTATTATAAATAGGTTCAACGGAAGTTGAACCTTTTTTCTTTTAGGAATCTATGATTAGATTTTCAGAATATTTAATTGAACAGAAGAATACGCACATGGAACATGCGGAAGATGATGTTCTCAATCTAGGCGTAGAAGGCACACGGAATAGCATCAATGCACTTAGAGCAGTGCGAGACATGCTATCTGGAAATGCCACAAAGAAAGTTGATGTCACAGTCAAATGGGATGGCGCACCAGCAGTTTTTGCTGGGCAAGACCCATCAGACGGAAAGTTCTTTGTCGCAAAGAAAGGCATCTTCAATAAGAATCCAAAGATATACAAAACATTTGCAGAAATAGATGCAGACACTTCTGGTGATCTAGCAGAGAAACTTAAAGTCTGTCTTATGTGGTTGCCTAAACTTGGCATTCGTGGTGTTCTACAGGGCGATCTATTGTTTACTCAAGCAGACTTAAAGAGTGTGACAATTGAAGGTGAGGAGTATGTCACGTTTCATCCAAATACAATCGTCTATGCAGTTCCAAAAAATTCAGACTTAGCAAAACAAATGCAACAAGCAAAACTTGGAATTGTCTGGCACACAGTTTATGAAGGCGATACATTTGAAAGCATGAAAGCAGTGTTTGGTAAAGACATTCTTGCAATGCTCAAGAAAGATAGAAACGTCTGGTCAACCGATGTGAACTATCGTGACGTATCTGGTAAAGCATCAATGACTGAAGCAGAGACAAATCATGTAACAGAACTACTTTCACAAGCAGGAAAAATCTTTCGTAGACTTGATGCAGCCACACTCAATGCAATTAAAGGTGATGAAGAACTTCTACAAAGAATTAAGACATTCAACAACACAAAGATTCGTGCAAGAGCGCAAATTGTCAATGTGCAAAAACATGTGACGGAACTCATTGACTACATAAACGATATCTATACAAAAGAAGCAGAAAGCAAGAAATCAGAAAAAGGAAAGTTGTCTGTTGAGATCAAGCGTAAAAGACTATTAAGCTATTTCACACAGAAAAACAAAAAACATTTGGAAGACATCTTTGAAATGATGAATTTTCTAGCGGCTGCAAAATTGATTCTAGTCAAGAAACTAGACGAAGTGAAAGGTGTAGGTACTTTTCTGATGACAAAGAATGGATATGAAGTAACTGGTGCAGAAGGCTATGTTGCAATTGACAAACTCAAAGGGAATGCAGTTAAACTTGTAGATCGTTTGCAATTCAGTTACGCAAACTTTTCTCCAGACATCATTAAGGGGTGGCAACGATAAATGGCACAGTTTAGAAAAGACATAAATGCACTAGACCAAACGACAAAGACTCGTTACGAAGTTGTAATGTTGGATGATGGAATCACTGCTGGTGGTGGTCTAATGGATGCATTTGGTAGATTACGCATTTCACAACCATATACACTTTTTGATTCTGTCAATCGCTACGAAAAGAATAATAAGTTTAGTGAATCAACTGCAAACAACGGTGCAGTCACATACAGTGCAAATGAAAGTGCAGTCAATCTAACTGTTGCGAATACTGCTGGAGATTCTGTTATTCGTGAATCAAAAAGAGTGTTTACATATCAGCCTGGAAAATCATTGCTTATAATGAACACATTTTCAATGGCTGAAGCAAATACAAATCTAATTCAAAAAGTAGGTTACTACGGCGCAAACAATGGAATCTATTTGGAATCAAGCAACAACGAAGTCTATTTGGTTCTTCGGTCACAAACATCAGGAACAGTTACAGAAACAAAAGTGCCTCAGTCGCAATGGAACATTGACAAGTTTGATGGCACAGATGATGAATACTCAACAGGCACCACTGCATTTGCATCTGGTCTAGACACTACAAAATCTAACATTTTCTGGATTGAAATTGAATGGCTTGGTGTAGGAGATGTTGCGTGTGGTTTTGTTGGTGATGGCAAACTTCTTCCAGCACACTCATTCAAGCATCCAAATGTCGCATCAAATACGACATACATGACAACCGCAACATTGCCAGTTCGCTATGAAATTTCAACAATTGAAAATGTGGCTGCACCAACATCAACGATGAAACAAATCTGCACCACAGTTCTTTCTGAAGGCGGCTACGAAAAAGTTTCACAATTAAAAGTTGCTAGAGATACAACTGCAAAAAATGTAGGAACATCTTTTATTCCTTTAGTTACAATACGTCTTGCAAGTGATCGTTTGGATTCTGTAATTATACCTAAAGAATTTAATGTATTGGGCATTTCTTCTAGTGGGAGTGTAAACTTTGAAGCAATTCTTGTAAAGAATGCTACATTAACAAATACTTCCTTTGACACAACGACATTTTCAAATGTTGACTTTGATGTAAGTGCAAATGCAATTTCTGGTGGAGAAATCTTTAAAAATGAATATTTGGCTGCTACTCAACAAGCCAGAACACCAATCAATGTAGATGAAGGATATAATTTTGATTTACAATTAGGAAGAACACTTGCTGGCGTGAGTGATACGATTACATTGGCTGTAAGAACACTTAGTGGTAATCATACTGCTATTGGTTCTCTAGGCTTCCTTGATCTAACCAATTGATATCTTGCAAAAGCCTACACAATCATTTATAACAACGAAGGGGTAAAAACGTGGCAATAATGGGTTTTAAAGAGTTTATTACCGAAGCAGGTGCTTCAGCAGAGCGACAAGAAAATGGATTTGTGAAACTCATCAAAGACACTGTTAAAGCAAACAAAGGCAATCCAATTACTGTTAAATCGCAAGATGATACAGTAAAAAATGTTGTAGATGCAGAAAAGTATACTGGTAGACAAGCAAAAGGTTCTGAACCATACACGGACGTTCAGCTAATTTTGAAAAATGGAAAGAAAGTTAATCTTTCAATGAAAGGTCCTAGCGCACCTTCTCTTGCTGGTGGTGGACTGAGAGGCATTGAAGAAATTATACCTGGAATTGGGTATCGTTTTTATGATGCCGCATTTAAGAATCACAAAAAGAAAAAACTCAAAGATGGCGACAAGGTGCCAGACACATACGGTAAATTAAATGATGAAGATAAAAATCTACTTGTGATAGGCAATACTGCGATGGGTGGTCCAATTGATTTCATGTATATTGGTCCTATGGATGTTTCTGGAGAATTTAAGAACGGCGTTCTTACTGTTAACGGCAAGATGATTGGTGCAAAAAAATATGCAGACGAACATGATCTGTACTTTAGATTAAGAGCAAGAAGAGAGGATCAGGTGTTTGATTCAAAAGCAAAGTACCCAAATGGCACACCTAAAATTTATAGTAGGTCCTCATCAAAAGGAGACAGTGCTGGTCGCATTGTCGTAACAGATAAGCCTGCAAGTAAGCGGGATCAGATAGTGTTTTAAAGAAAGAATAATATGGCAGCTTCTGAGGGTGTAGATTTAGAATGGGCAATTGTTGAATACAGTAGAATTAAACTGAATCAACAACAATCAACAACACGTCCATATTCTGCTAAAATTAAACAACAAGCAGAGAAATGTGTAAATCACATTTTTAAAAAAATAAATGGTAGTTTTGAAATTTATCATTCAGATGAAAATATTCCTGGTATTGGTTCAATCTTTGCAAAGCCGGAACCCAAAACAGACATTGTAATTTTTACTAAAAGTAAAAAATATTTTATGTCAGTTAAAATGGAAGGTGGTATTCAATTAGCGTCAGGGCAAGGAGCATCAACCGCAGAGTTGTTTTCATCTGCGGCCGATCTACTAAAGAATCCAGCGCAGAAAAAAATATTGTCATCCATTGTTAAAGAACTAAAAACTATGCCAACAAGATTGCTTTCAATGAGCAATTATAGTAGAATTGTTTCTGAGGGAAATGAAAAAATTATTAATGAATTCATTAAAAGAGGTAAGATCATTCAAGATAAGAGTTATGAATATTGGCTTGAAAACAATAAACCACATCTTCTAGGCGCTCTTTTAAAGTTTGTGGAAACAAATGATGAATACTATGAAGCAATTATTTACGAAGCACTTACTGGAGAGAGAACTCTGAGTCAGTTTAAAGGTGCAGTTGCAAATTCTATTATTTCACCATCTGGATTTTATGATATTAACGATGCGTATGTGAAAAAAATTAAATCTAAAGTTAAAATTGATTTAAGAGCAAAGTCTAGAGGTGGTATTTCTTCTATTGCATTTCGTATAGAAACTAGAGGAAGCGTTTAATATAAATACAAAGAATTGCAGTTAGGCTATGGCAAACCTGCGTAAGATAAACCTACGGGGACCTCTATGAAAAAAGCAGTCGTTGGATTCGGCAGAATGAATCCGTCAACAACAGGGCATGAAGTTGTTGCTAAAAAAATTCAAGATGAAGCGAAAAAGCGCAATGCTGAAGCACGCCTGTATCTTTCTCATACAACAAATCCCAAAAAAGATCCACTTCCCTACGATGACAAGATTAAGTTCGCTACGGCAGCCTTTAAACATTTAGTCAAAGTCATCAAATCTCCAGCAAGAACCATCATTGAAGTCGCAGTTGAATTAGAAAAAGAAGGCTTCACAGAAATGACTGTGGTTGTTGGAGAAGATCGTGTCCGAGAATTCAATAATCTTCT